AACGCATCCAACAACAGCGGTTCTGCTGGAACCATCGACGTGTACGGCACATTGATCATGGGTCGCCAGGCTCTCGCTAAGGGTGTTTCCCTTGGTGGCGAGTACGGCGCACAGCCAACGATCGTGTACGGCACAGTGACCGACCTCCTCAAGCGTTTCCGCCCTGTGGGTTGGAAGCACTTCGTGGGTTACGGTGTGTTCCGTCAGGAAGCCCTCCGTCGTATCGAGTCGGCTTCGTCCATCGGCACCAACGCCTAATAATTTCCGACAAGGAATTAGCAGAAACCCCCTGCCTTCGGGCGGGGGGTTTTTGTTTTGTGTTACTATAAATTCACCCACCCGATTTGGAGGAATACATATGGCCGCTAAGAAGGCTCCCGCAAAAAAAGCAGCACCTGCTAAGGCTACTGGTCGCAAGCCAGCCGACTTCATGGGTGCAAAAATTGGCACCAGTGCAGCCGCTAAGCGCATGGCTGACGAAGGAATGACAGCAAAGTCAAAGGCTGTCAAGGCCGCACAGCGCCGTGGCGCAAGTGGTGTCGCCACCGCAGCAGCAGGAAGCAATGCTTATTACGCAACAGTCAAGAAGGCAAAGGGTTACAAAGTAAGTGACACCGATGCTTCGTATGCAGCAAGAAACAAGAAGAAGAAGTAATTAGTTTTTAACTGATCCTTTCAAGCAAAGCCTCTCGTCTTCGGACGGGGGGTTTTTGTTTGTGTTAGGGTAAATGCACTTACTCGATTTGGAGGAATGATTATGGCCGCTAAGAAGGCTCCCGCAAAGAAGATGGTTGCACCTAAGAAGACAGGGAAGACTGCTGATTCCAGCAAGTTGACTCTATCGCAAAAGAAGAATCTTGCAGCAAGCGCAAAGATGCGTACTGACGCTGCTGGTCGTTCGGGAATGGGCGAGACAGCAACATCAAATATAAGGTTTAAGGGTGGTAATGCGATGTCTTCGGCAAACAAAACAGCCCTTGCTGCAGCCGACAAAGCATCCAAGTCTGGTGGTAGTCCAACAACTGCGTTTGTAAAAAGTTTGCGCGCTGCAGGGAAAGCTGCAGAACAAGCAGCAGCCATGAGAAAGAAAAAGAAGTAGTAACTCTTTTAAGCAAAGCCCCTCGCTTCGGTGAGGGGCTTTTGCTATTCTCAACACATGGCAACATTCAGTCCCCCAACAGACAACCTTGTGGCATGGGCCGACCGGTATGAAACAGGGATCTTTGCGGCGTTACGCCCAGGGCGACGTGGACGCAATGTGTTCAAAAAGACAGACGGATCATTCACTGAGAACCAGCCGTTTGACCCAGCCGAGATTGCTATCACCTACCACGGTGGTCATGTCCACCCGTTGACCGCGCAGGAAGAAGCAGACCTTAGGGACGCTGGCTATGGAGATTACATAACGCCATGAAACACAGAGAGACACATCCAAACTTGGATGTTGAGGGGTGCTTTGGATGTCGAGTTGCCGGTGTCAGTTTTGGTGCCAACGAATCAACGACCCGTGGGGCGCAAGTGAAGGCGATTAACCAGCGGGAAAAAGGTTGGAATCGTGATATGCCTGCGTATAAGCGTTTGCGTGATCAGGGTTTGCAACCACGCCAGATTGACGGGGCTGCTTTGTTGGAATCTTCTGCTACAGAGAAATGGCAGATTGAAGGCACAACTGTTGCTGAGGCTAAGCCGGTCAGTTCAGAGTCGTGAACTACCAGTCTTGGCGGGGGTGTGAAGACCCGAAGTTTGGCTATGGTTCAATGCTTGAAGGGTTTGTCACGTCGCTTCCTAAGACGGTGAGCCTTGATCTGTTGGCTTCGACTGATGTCTATATGGGTACCCCTGATGGGGCGGGTGGTTGGCATGAAGGTCAGCACCGTGCGTGTTTCACCATGTGGGAGACAGATACTTTGCCTGAGTATTTTCTGCGTTGGCTGCCGAAGTACGACCAGATCATTGTCCCGTGTGAACATAACCGTGAGTTGTTTTCACGCCACCATGACAATGTAAGTGTTGTGCCGTTGGGTGTTGATCATCGGTTTTGGCGACCGATAGAAGTGGAACAGTCAGAAACTTTTCGGTTTCATGCTGGCGGATCGTTGTGGTTCCGTAAAGGTTTAGACATTGTGGTCAAAGCGTTCACAGCGTTGGGGTTGCCTAACAGCGAGTTGCATATCAAGGCAGCTCCTCACGCCCGTGATACTCCTGACCGGTTCCCACCGAATGTGATCATGCACCGCAATTGGATGACGATGGATACCCAGCGGGAATGGTTTAACAAGGCTGATTGTTTTATTGCTGTGTCCCGTGGCGAAGGGTTCGGGCTGATGCCTTTGCAAGCCATAGCGTCAGGTATCCCTACAATCCTCTCAGACAGCACAGGACAGTCCCAGTTCGCTCATTTAGCCTTTGGGGTAGTTCCGTGTGGCAAATCCAAAGCAGAGTCTGTGGGGCTGTGGGATGAACCAAATCAGGCCGTCCTTGAAGAACTGATGGTCGAGGCGTACAACAACCGAGAAGCAAACCGTATCCGTGCAGCCAGTCAAATCTCGGCAACCAAAACATTCTCATGGGCTAACGCCACCAAGAAACTCATAGCCACCCTGCCCAACGGTGAACTGCTAGACAACCCAACCCACATCCCAGCGACCGTGGTTATCCCCATGCAGGTACGTCGCAAAGTCAACGCCACCATCGGCAACAAACACTGGCTGATGACACCAGGTGAAACCTACGAAGTCCCCGAAGATGTCCATCGAGTCCTCACCGAATCAGGGGCTGCGGTTTAGTGTAAGATACCCCTGTTATGGCGCAACCAGCAGATCAAGATCTCATCATTACCCGTGGCGACACCGAAACGATTGTTGCCACCATTCAGGATGACACTGGCACAGCCATCAACATCACGGGTCGTACCTACCGCGCCCAGATCCGTTCTACGCAGGACTCCACCACAATCAGGGGTTCGTTTACTTGTACCGTCACTGATGGTGCTGCTGGTCAAGTCACTTGTGTGTTGTCAGCTGCCGACTCAGCCACGCTTTCACCAGGTTTGGCTTATTGGGATTTAGAAGAAAACGCCAGCGGTATTATCTCGACAATTCTTGCAGGTAGTGTCACGGTTCTTGCTGATGTGACGAGGTAGCAATGGCTACATTGAACATCACCGTTACTAAGTCATCTGAAACATTAGGCTTAATTACTTCTAATGTTGTAACTGTTGTCGGTTCTTCTGCTGCTGGACCACAAGGACCGACAGGTCCGACAGGCGCACAAGGAATCCAAGGAGTTACTGGTCCAACTGGTTCCACAGGTCCAACAGGTCCAACAGGTCCAACAGGTTCTACAGGGGCAGCTTCTACAGTCACAGGTCCCACTGGCGCAACTGGCGCAACTGGCGCACAAGGATCAATTGGACCTACAGGCTCCACAGGGTTGCAAGGAGTCACTGGACCGACAGGTCCGACAGGCGCACAAGGAGACATCGGACCTACAGGCGCACAAGGACCTACAGGCGCACAAGGTATCCAAGGTATCCAAGGGAACCAAGGTGTAACTGGACCAACAGGATCTACGGGTTCTACGGGTCCTGCCGGACCCACAGGTGCCACAGGTGCCGCTTCCACAGTTACTGGACCAACAGGTGCTACGGGTGCTACGGGTGCAGCAAGTACCGTCACGGGACCCACGGGTCCCACGGGTCCGCAGGGTCAGTCGTCAAGTTTCTACGACTACAGAATTGACACGAACACCACAAGCGGGAACCCTGGCACTGCCTTAATTGCGTATAACAATGCAACTCAAACTTCTGCGACACAGTTGCAAATCAACCATATCGATGTTGATGGTTTTGACATTGACTTGTTCCTTGGGCTGTTAAAACCAAACGACACTGTTTACATTCAAGACGCTGGCAACTCTGCGAACTTCCAAAAGTTCATTGTCAGTGGAACGATCACCGATCATGTGAATTCTTGGATTGATGTCCCTGTTACCTACTCCACTGGTGGCGGTACAGGCGCATCAGGGTTTGCAGACAACCTGCTCGTCCTTCTTGTCATAGCGAACATTGGTCCGACAGGACCCACGGGTGCGACAGGCGCGACAGGTGCTGCCTCTACAGTTACGGGACCTACTGGGGCAACAGGTGCGTCTGGCACCAACGGCACCAACGGCATAGATGGAGCAACAGGTCCAACAGGCCCTACAGGTGCAACTGGTTTGGATGGTGCGACAGGTCCAACTGGATCGCAAGGACCTACTGGCGCACAAGGCATCCAAGGAAATGCCGGTGCTACTGGGCCAACTGGCGCAACAGGGGCAGCCGCTTCTTTTTCTAACGCACAAACAATCAACGCCCAAACAGGGACAACATACAGTTTGGTTTCGGGTGACGCAGGGAAAATGGTTACTTTAAACAATGCGTCAGCAATCACCGTCACGGTTAATGCAACGACAGCATTAT